TCAGCTAGCTGGAAACTTTTTATACAGAGTTGAGAGCCCTACTCCATACGTTTTTGATACGCTTTGTCGTGATTCACCGGTTGCCATCCGCTCCCCCATTTCCCGCCATTGCTCATCCGTGAACTTAGGCCTGCGACCACCAACTCGCCCTTTTGCCCTGGCTACGGCCAGCCCTGCTAAGGTACGTTCGCTATTAAGATCAGATTCATATTGTGCTGCGGAAAGGATGTTACGAAAGTTATAGCGGCCGCTGGCTGTTTTGAGATCCACGCCATCGGTAATACTGCGGAAGTTGATACCCTTTTCCTGTAACTGCTGGAACATCAACAGCGCATGCAGAACGTTGCGGCCTATCCTGTCCAGCTTCCAGACCACCAGTTCATCCCCCGGCTGCATAGTGGCGATCAGCCGTTTTAGAACCGGCCGATTCGATTTCCTCCCGCTGGCATGCTCTTCAAAAATTTTCTCACAACCCGCTGACTTGAGCGCCGTTAGTTGCAATTCAGTGTCCTGGTGGTTTGTTGATACTCGGGCATAACCGTAAATCATGGGATTTCTCCTGTTATGAAAACAGGAGAAACGGCGAAGCATCACCAGATTTTTGATGGTTATAAAAAAGGTTGGTTTGGGAGAAGGTTCAGCATTACCGGTTGGTGTGCCTGTTCCGTGGCCTTCAGCTACACCACCGACAGGCTGGTTGAAATGCAATGGTGCAGCTTTTTCTGCTGAAGAATACCCGGAACTGGCAAAGGCTTACCCGACAAATAAATTGCCTGATTTACGCGGTGAGTTTATTCGTGGCTGGGATGATGGACGCGGTGTGGATACGGGGAGGGCAATATTATCATCTCAGGGCGATGCCATACGTAATATCTATGGTGAGTTCAAGACTGTAAACGCCGAAAATTATTCAATATGGGAATCAGTAGACTCTTTTAAGGGGGCAGTGGTGCCTTTGAACCCCTCAACGGACAATAGTTATTTCTCCATAATCAATAGTATGTTGACACAAAGAACAGATGGCTCTGTTTACCCAACAGTGATTGGCCTTGATGCTTCAAGAATTGTTCCAACTGCAAACGAAAACCGTCCACGAAATATTGCATTTAACTTTATCGTGAGGGCTGCATAATGGATAACGCTGTATTAAATAGCGAGCTTATTGCCACGAAGGCGGGGAATATTACCGTCTATAGCTATGATGGTGAAACTCGGGAATATATTTCCACTTCAAATGAATATCTTGCCGTTGGCGTCGGTATCCCGGCATGTTCTTGTTTAGATGCACCAGTTACACATAAAGCTGGTTATGCAATCTGCCGTTCTGCAGATTTTAACTCATGGGAATATGTGCCAGACCATCGCGGTGAAATCATCTATAGCACCGAAACAGGAGAATCGAAAGAAATCACAGCTCTGGGTGATTACCCTGAAAATACAACCACTATCGCCCCGTTAACGCCATATGATAAATGGGATGGTGAGAAATGGGTGACAGATACTGAGGCACAGCATAGTGCCGCAGTAGACGCGGCAGAAGCACAGCGCCAGTCACTGATTGATGCAGCAATGGCTTCCATTAGTCTGATTCAGCTGAAATTACAGGCCGGACGTAAACTGACGCAGGCAGAAACAACCAGACTTAACGCCGTGCTGGATTACATTGACGCGGTGACGGCAACAGATACCAGCACCGCGCCGGATGTCATCTGGCCTGAACTGCCGGAGGCGTAGGCCATTCAATATCGAGTGCTGTTGAAGTATTAATACGCATCAATAGCACTCGATATTCTTTCCATGCCAGTAACAGTTTCGTTTCATCATCTGTTGCCATACCTAAATCAACCGCATCCTGAAGCGGAGCTATTACATTCGTTGCCTCTGCTATCAGTGCAGATTTCTTTTCATCATTTATTAAGGCTAATTGTTCTGGTGTTGGAGAAGGACGGTCAACAATGACAGGATGACCGTTCTCACCACAGGTAATCATTTTTGTTACACTCTGTGCATTAATCAGTGTTTTCCACTCTGATTCCGAGATTTCCACTGCATCATCAGGAATATTGGTGCCGTGAAATTCAGTCGAATAAAATCCGTTTGTCGATGCAGAATAAAAATATGACATTTCGTTAATATCCCATTGCAATGTAATACGCATCAGCAGATGAACCATATCCTGAACCGGGCGACACTGTAATATTAAATCCAGTGTTCTGGACATTTGTCGCCGATACAGTCGGCTGCCCTGACGCGCCAGTAACGTTCAATGTAACTGTGACAGCAAGGACTCTTGAGAATGTCATCGGGAACCTTATCTCGTATGTTGAAGAAACATTCGGGGAGCCATTCAACTGACCGCACTGTAAAATTAAACCAGACGGAAATTTTTGCGCAGCAGCCGTTGCGGTATTACTTGACGCGAACAGGCTCATATCAGGTATCTGATTCGCCCCTGTACCTACATTCCTTTTAGCTGCTTCTCCCAAACCAAGGTTTGTGGTAATCGCTGTCGCCAGCTTTGCCACCAGTCCATCAACGTCACCATCATCGAGCGCGTCCAGTTCGGCGTTCGCGATAAACTGCCCCAGTACAGCCGCCATCGTCGACGGTTGGCGCAGCGCTTTACTGACCTGTGCGCTGGATGCTTTACCCGAGGAGAATCCTTTCTTCAGTGCGGTTAGCGTCTCCCATTCCTCCTGCGAGGTAACATTTGCATTAGCATCTGTCGCAAACGCTTTAAAATCATTAGTTCCAGCCATTAAAGTAATCTCCCCCATGCGCCGTCATCAAAACCGGCGATGTATTCGTTATCCATGTCAAATCCAAAGAATTTTGTTCCTTCGGACGGTGTTTCGACCGAGGGTGTTTCAACGCCGCCAGCCCATACACCAGCAGCTTTAACGGTGAGATAACCCTGTTTGATAGCGGCTATCAGTTCGAGTGACACATCAGAAATATCAGTCTCGGGAAAAACCCAGACCGATATCGTCATGTCCTGGTTATCGACGATCTGCATCTTCAGTCCAGAGCCTGCGGTAGCAGCGTCAAGGATGGGAGGCAGAGAGTCGTTCCGACCATCCCAGTTGTTGATAGCGATTTTCGCTTTCAGAATGATGCGGTACGTCTCATCACCCAGCGTCGTATAGCCAGAATCAGGATCATATGGCCCTTGCCAGATGCCCTGGTCATATCCGAGCCCGTCAGTGTCCCAGCTGAAATAAACGCCGCTAATTGGCTGGCTGACTATACGACTACGCCCAATCCACAGGCCGAGGATATCGAGTTGCACGCCAACCGCCGTATCGATATCGAAGGCTGTTACAAGCCCTGACATAGTGCTGGACACATCAATCAGCGGGCGGGTGCTCAGATCTATATGGTCAAAAAAGAGTGGCTTGGTAGCATGGTAGTTAGTGATCAGTTCGGTGTATTTGCTCATGAGGTCACCGTGATAGTGACGTGACTCGCAACGCATGACGCAGATTCGTCATAAGCAATATCGATATTTCCGCTTGCGACTGAGTCAGAGGATTTGCCGATGAGCAGCTCCTGAATGTCGTAATAGCGAGCACTGCCTCCGCTTACCACGCCAAGGTTTGCCGGGGAATAAATACGACTCAGCAGAACGTCATCGCCAATTGCCAGGCCATTTATATAATCGGCAACAGCCTGTTTAATCTGCTCGCCGATTTGAGAGGTATAGCCGGTAAAAACTTTCAGGGTAATGGCTACGAAAATTGGCACATCGGTAGAGCGCGAAAAACTGATGACGTGTGGATTACCGTAAGTATCCGGCACCGTGACAGAAGTTTTACCGTAAGTTGCGGTTCCCTGCCCTTTATTCCCCCTGATGGTCTGGGCTATCTCGGTAACATCCCCTCCATCGACGATGGCGGAAATAGAGTGTGGCGGCAGCCCGTTGCTGTCGGTTGCCCCAGTGTCGTTCTCATATAGTTTGTGACGTGTCACGCCAGCAACATTAGCGATAGCACCGTCGACACCTTCAAACGGTGTGATCGATGGTAGCGCGACGCTTTGCCCCTGCCGAATGCGCAGCTCTGCGTCGGTTTCGGCTGGTGAACCGACAGTAGCCGCAACTGGATTGGTTACCGACACCCAACCTCGGGTCGGGGTGTTGATAGTGGTAATAGTCCCGGCCAGCGCCGCAACCGAACCGCTATTCGCACATGTGGCCGTCACCAGCACAGTACCATCAACGCCGATCGCTACACTTGCGGGAAAATTCCAGATAATGCCGTTTTTATCCCGTGCGGAGCCATTCGTGATAGTCGTGCCTGCCGTACCGGTTAACAGAAGGTCAGCAGTAGAGTTTGTCGCTACTTTTCGCGTGATCCCGTTAATTTTCACATTGCTGCTAAGCGCTGCGGCCTGCGCTGTCGTCGGTGAAAAAGAGTTGTAGATCCCGATAGCGGTATTGTTAGCGTCATGCACCGCAAGAGCCACCAGCGCGACCATTTGCCCATCTTTGCTGTCTGGTTCGAGGTAGGCATCACTACCGTAAATCTGCCTGAAATAGCTGGTCAGTGTATCTAGGATTGTCTGGTAATCAGGCGCACTAATCCCCTGGGCGGTTACCGTTGCCGATAGCCCCAGCGTGTCGAGGTTCAAAGCCATTTATGCCTCGCTTGTTACAGTCGTCTGGCCGTAGATTGTGTCAATGGAGGAAGTGAAGGTGACGCGACGGCTGGTGCCGTCATAATTGGTATCAAAGGAAAGAATCGACAGAACGCCCGGTGTGTCCTGTATGCGTTCGCGTATAGCCAGGATGTAGACGTCAGAACGCTGCTTACCCAGCACTGACTGGACATACGGCGTGCCTTCTGTCAGGTCGAGAAACCACTGACCTCGCCACAGCTCGAAACGGGTTTTTACGGCCTGGGCAACGCACTCCGGGCTGTCGATAAGGAAGGTGTTGTCACCCTGCCCGAAAGTGTAATCGCCGTCAGCATCTTCGCGTCGGTATCGCATTATTGCGGCCCTCCGGTAGTTCCCCCGCCAGTCTGTACTCCGCCATGTTTATGCGTGGCGACACTGATACCAGAAGCTGTTACGTCATTCGTTACCGTCACCGGCCCAAGCATCGTCGCAGTACCGCCGCTTTCTCCCATTCCCTGAGACAGGTTACCGTTAATCGTTACGTTGCCGTTCAGCGTGATAGTCGGGGATGTGATTGTCGTTCCACCCTCAGCCGTAGCCGTGAGCTGGCCCGGTGTTTGAACGGTGATGTTATGTCCTGCGGCAACCTCTACGAACGCCGCACCATCATCGGTTCGCAGCTGCGCGGCGCTGGTACTGATACCGCTGATTTTCTGTGCTTGCGACTGCGGGCCAACGATGGCGAACGCATCAGATAAGTCATGCTGGCGCGGGTCGACGGTCTCCTGAACGCCGCCGCTCTGCCACCAGAAATCGATACAACGGTCGGCAAAGATCAGCAGGCACTCATCGCCTTCTTTTACCGGAAAGGTCAGCGTGCAACCACCGCCGCGAGGAAAGATAACCGGCACATCCACCAGCGGTTTTAATTCGGTGGAGCCGTCGCCAACAATACCGCGAAGCGCCACCTCTGCTGTGCAGGTAACAGTATCAGGATCGAACGACTGAATGATGCCAGGCATCGCTACGCGCATCTGGGTAGACACCGAATCGGCAATGGCCTGCGCGGTCTGCTGCTCTCCGCCGATCTGTGATTGAGTTGGAATTGGCATAAAAACTCCATAAAAAAACCCGCTCGGCGGCGGGTTACTGATCAAACGTCAGGGTTTGAAGGCTGATTTGTCCGTGCTATTTATCTTCTTTGCAGCCCTGAATGTAGGTCTTGCTTAAAACTACGGTAACGTCGTGGTTTGTAGCGAGATACAGGCTGCCAAGGAAAAGCCGCAAGGCAATTTTTAGCTTCTCACGATAGGGGCCGGATACCTTTATGCCAAAATCAGAAACAACCATAAAATTTACTCCAGCAATAGGCAAAGAATTGCTCTCCGTAATCCAGGATAACATACCTGAAAGTGACTATAAAATACGCAGGCGAATCAGAACTGCTGACTCAATTAATGCGGTTGGCACGCTCGTCGACATAACTATCATCGTAGCCACGTCGTCACCAGCTTGTATAGCCATTGCATCTATCGCAAGAAAATGGATACAGACCAGATCATCCAAAAAAATAACAATGACCACAGAGAAAGGTAAAATCGAAGTAGAAAACCTGACGTCAAAAGAACTGATTGAAGTAATGGAGCAGTGCAAGAACATCAGCTTCAAAGAGGAATAACTTGGCGCGCCGGTCAACCCGGCGCTTTTTCTTTATACCTACTTCACCTTCACGCAGTCGTATGTTGCATACTGACGCGGCGCATTCATGCTGGCTTGCAGCCACTGGGCATTGAGAATGGCTTTGCCGTTGCGCTTGATGTACTCAAGCCCAACCCAGCGGCCGGGTTGATTAGTTGCAACCGTCCATTCCATCTTGAGATTTTGATAATCTTCCTTGGCTTTCAGAAAGGTCATTTTCTGGTTTTCTGGCTTTACACCATTAATATGCATAAAACCATCATTACCTGCGGTGAGGCGATATGGCCCGCATTGGGTATCAGCCATTGCAGTTGAAGCTCCGACCAACGAAAGAACGGCTCCGCAGATAACATTCCTAATTTTTGTCATATCACACCTGTACTTTTTGGAGCGTCGACTGACTATATAATTCACGACTGCCACGCGCGAAGCACATCAAATCCATGTACCATGCCTGACCTCTTGTGTCGCCAGTATAGTCGATAGCTTTGACGATATAAACGCCATCTGTCGCAATGCTTGCTGGTTGACTGACAGTGCCGTTAACGACGAGATTACCATTCATGTCGCTCTCTTGCAGCTTTGGTGAGGGTATGATATTTCCATTCTCGTCGTATTTGACCGCACGAAGATCTTCATTGTTTAACTGCGTTCGGTACACCGAAGCCTGATCGAGCTGGATAAGACCATTAATGCGGATGTTCGGGTTTATCAGGCACCGCACGTTTACGCCGCCGCCCATCGTCTGTTGCGGCATACCAATCAGGCCAGTATTGGCATTCAACACAATGGCTTCGTGAATATATTTATCCTCCGGCACCATCTGGACCTGACCATCCACCAGCTGCCATGTCGCTTTGCACTGCGCTGCAATATTATCCATCACGTTACGAGTGGATGAGTAAATCGCTCGGCCACGAGGAAACACGGTATCAGGAAAGTCGCCGGTAATGCCCTGCGTCACGCCGAACGCGTTAAAATCCTGCATCGTCGCCCGGTGCAGATCCGCTACGGTATAGCCAGCGGCAAGCGTGGTGATGGTAGTCGCGTAGAGGAACGCTTCATGATCTCCAATAGCCTGAATCAACACCCAGGAATCCGTAATGTTGTCCTTCCCGGTGACGGTGAAGCGAATATCACCGTCAAATATCAGGCCGTAGTTCTGACCGTTCACCTGCCCTACCTGGTCTGGTGAAATCTCCCGGGCGACACCAACCTGGCTCGCATCAACATCCGGCGCAATACCGTCATACCCGGCAATGATGCGAATTTTTGCAAACTCCTGCCCCAGTATCTTGTTCGTGGTATCGGTCGAAAGGTTGTAAATTTTCACGTTCGCCACGCGCGGCCAGCTTGTATCTGCCCACTCGATCTGGAACGTGACCTTAAAATCAGACAGGGAAACGCCATGCCCGTTCTGGTCCAACAGTTGCAGCTCAAAATGGCGCATCCAGTTAAGAGACATTTCTACTCCTGCACGAAAATGAGGTGGCTGTGTGTGCCGAGGTTGGTTTTGGTGGGCTCGTCCGGTGCGCCTACATCGCAGCCAACGAGCAGCGCCCCGTTAATACCTAGTTGAGGATATTGCTCAAGAAGATTTACACCGGTTACCAGCGGCACGCCAGAAAGAAGCGGTTCGCCACTGCTATCTTGTACATCCAGAATCCAGCCAGCAGAATCACGCCAAATGACTCTCAGCGTGTATGTTGTCTCTGCTAACTGAATGCGAAATAGCTGGTTATCCGGCGATAAAGGGATTTCAGTTACATTCATTGGATACCTATAAAGTTACCAAGTCTGGTTCCTTTTAGTCCATCAAGCCACCCTGTTGACTTAATTACCGATTCATTTACTGGGGTGGTGGATTTAGTCCCGGAATTCTGCACCGCCGATGTGCTGACGCCATCCTGCATATCTGATTTATCAGCAACGCTAACGCTCTGCGTCTGCGACATGATCACTTCACGCAGGGTAAGCGTGCAGTTCAGCACGTTCTCGCTGGTTTTGTCCGTTGTCACCTCAATGGCACGCACCAGCATATTGGTGTACACCCTCTTCCCGGTAACCACATCGAACGGTACGCGCTCAAGCTGCATATCCAGCAGCTTTTGGTATGTCTCCTTTGGGCTAAGCCCAGCGCTAAGACCGATTGAAGATGTATCAATGAAGTCCAGCAACGAACCGCCACCAGCGAAGCCGCATTCCATCGTGACTTCGCTTGGGCGCTTATACGCATGATCGGCGATGAAACCCGACGCGCTATTCGTTGTTGGCTTCTCCACCGGGTGCTCAGTAATTTCGAGCGCATCAGAATGCTTTTCAGAAACAACCACGCTGGGGATTAATATTCCAATTCGCCGGGATTTCTGGCGAAAAATAGCGGAGAGAATATCCATTAGCTCGGCACCGTTCGAAGTTGTTGAGTTAGTTGTGAATTAACGTTCTTCTGCCGCTCAACTGTGATATTGGCAGCCTCACGTGGATCAGATACACCGTGAATATTAATAACCGTTTCTTGCTGTATGTTTTGTGAAGCACCGCCACCAGCGGCCATACGAACCAATTCACTTGGGTAAGGGTTTCTCCCGTTCTCATGATGGATAATTCCATTCATCAGAGAGGACATTACCTGCGGATCTTTAAGGTTGAGAATGGCATCAGGAGCCACACCCATCATTTTCGATAACTGAGCAATGTAAGCACCGGTATTATTTTCATTCCCCGGTGCCCACGTAGAGATTATATCGTTAAGGGTTTGCAGCGGCTTGCCTGTCGTCTTACCTTCAAAGTAGCGCATTAATTGTCGGGAAAGCGCTTTCAGGCCATCATAGGCAGTTTCAAACCGGGCGAACCTGCCGCCAGGCCTTTCGAGCGTCGCCCCAGATTGCCCACGAAAGTCGATATTACCGGGGTTATTATTTCTAATACCTCGTGGAGCTTTAGCAGACTGGGCATGTTGGTCAGGCTCATCATCACCAAACCACCCGCGAATGGTTCTGCCTACGCTGCGCGGGTCAAATCCCAGATTCTCCTTAACCCAGTCAGCGCTTCTGTTGGCGCTATCCTCTACTGCCGGTGTGGCACTCGGTTGCCCGCTGCCCTGATTTAGCAGCTGTTTGCCTATACTAGCGGCCTGCGCCCAGTTGCCATCTTTTATGGCATTCAGCAAATCAGCGATCATGTTCAGCATCTTGCCGAACTCACCCATTTGCGAAATGAAGTTGCTAAAATCCCACTTTAGGGACCATGACTTGGGGTCAATACCGAGCAACTTAGCCAGCGCTTTTGTCAGGTCCGTAACAGTCTTTTTCAGGTCACCAATCATTTTGACGGCCTGATCAATTTCAGTCTTCCATTTCCCCCAGTCAATCAGGCTTTTGCCACCTTCTTTCCACGTCTGGTAATCATCCAAGAGCAGACCAAGTGCAATAATAAGCGTCGTTATCATGCCCAAGGGTGATGACATGAAAGCGGTATTTAGCAGCCGCCATGCAACCAACAGCCCACTGAACAATGCGATAAGCTGCTGCGTGGCTGGGTTCAGCTTTTTGAACCAGGCGATCACACCCTCAACAGCTTGCCCAGTTCGCCATAACACGCGGGTAATCGCGTCACCTGCCCAGAGAATTCCTTTGATGATCTTCGTGATGACCGCTTCAATCTTCGGCCAGTTGTCGAGTATCTGCCTGCGGAAGTTATCAATACTGCCAGCAAGGCCACCAGCTAGGTTAGAGCCAATCTTGTCTTTCGCCTGTCCAAGCGTCATCGTCAGATTACGCATGGAGGTCATGAAAATATTGGACTGTTTAGCCGCTGACTCAGCATTAAAACCAATACGCTTTGCCGTCAACGCGTACTCAGAACTGAGCTGCCCCATCCCTCTGCGCATCGCCATCAGCGTGTTTTCATCGATGCCGAGCATCTGCGCGTATTGCTTCGCGCGGTAATACGGCATGTTGTTGAGCTTTTGCCCAACGCCAGTAAAGATGGCCGTAGTATCACGCATCTTTCCGCTGGCATCGCGAGTCTGGACGCCCAGGCGGTTCAGGAAGCCTTCCGCGCCCGGATTGCTACGCATGAAACCGGCCAGCCCTTCGAGGGAGGACATAGCCGACTCGGCGCTGGCACCGGTTTGCGATGCGGCGTATCCCAGCGCTTTGATGCCCTGGACACTGGCCCCCGTCCGCTGGGATGCCCAGTAAATTTTATCCAGACCGTTCGCGATCTGAGTGGTAAATCCGACAATGCTAAGCGCTGAGCCTTTCACCACCGCGCCGACCTTCAGAACGTTCGCGGTAACGCCTTTCAGCACGGCTTCAAACTTATTAGCGCCAGCCTGATCGATATCGAATCCCAGCGAAACAAGGAAATCTTTAATCGTATCTGCGTTACCGCTCATTGGCCGCTCTCCATTTATCTACCCGGGCGTCGTTATCCTCGCGCATGTCGAGGTAGTCATTGAGAAGCGCGATGCGGCAAAGGTCTACCGCACCGCTGTTAAGGTCTTTCTGGTCAATATGGAAGGCAAGCGCCGGGCGAAGAATAAAATCTTCACCGCCCGGCAGGCTGTTGAAGGTTATTCCGCTGGCGGGGTGGGCGTCTCGCTGGTAGGGAGTCCTTGCAAAAAATTTCCCAGCGAGTCGGCGACCACCCGCGCCACCAGTTGCAGCATGGTAAGCAGGTCGATATCGTCAAACGCCATTTCGCCATGCTGGCAGACCGGCACCCAGCCTTTCATGTGCTCGCGTGAAACAACGGAAAGACAGGGGAACAGGATAGCGTCCACGTCGCCATCACTCAGATCGGACACAGCATTGGCAATCTTTGGCAGGATGGTAGCCATCGCGCCTTCGGTGTCTTTGCTGCTGATCTTCTCCTGAACGCTCCGGAAGTCCGAAACCATCCCGGCCAGAACCGGCAACAGCTTGCGGGACACCTTCAGCTGTTCGAAAACGCTGAGCTTTGCGGTGCGATATTTCACGCCTTTAATTTCGAATTCCATGCGTTAAAACTCCCCGAGAAGCTGGTCAATCTTGCCGCAGTCGAATACCCAGGCGACGGTTCCGCCCTCTTTAGCGTTATTGAAATCAGGCTGTTTCTGGAATGCACACGAACGCGCAGTAGAAATATCACCCGATGCCGTGTTGCGAATGACGATCACGTTATTGCCCCAGGTGGCAGAGGACTGGCTTTGCGCGTTATACGCCAGAGACAGCTTCTTGTTAACCGGGGAGGTTTTCAGCAGCGTCACCGTAATGGTGCCTGACTTATCGGCGTGCAGGCTGTGCATCACCTCGCCATCGGCACCGATGGTCATGGTGTTTTTGTTGCCGCCCATGGTCTGGGTGATACCTTCCTCAGAGTTCGCAGAACCCTGACCAAGATCGATAACGCCGGTCGGCCCGGTGAGCGACGCGGTTACATCGAGAAAAGAATAAGTTGCCATTTATCGCTCCTTAGCGAACCACGTTGATCTGCACATCGGCATAATGAACTGCGCCAGCCAGCTTACAGGCCACCTGGATTAACGGTGCTTTGCGCGCTTCGCGGTCGGCCTGCGCCTGTTCGGACAGCGGTTGCGCATACACGTAATAGCCTTTGGTCAGCGTATCGCCGGAATTCAGCTGTCCGATAGGGCCACCATTCCACACGCCAGCAGCTACCAGACCGTTCGTGACGGACTGATCCATGGACTGTTCAACGTTGGAAAGCAGACGGGTCACACCGGCATCAGTCTGCGGAATTTTGGTGGTGCTGGTGTAAAGCAGGTTATAGAGGTTGGTCTGAACGTAGTTCTGCAACCAGTCGAGCCCGTGGCGCTCGTCGAAGAAGTCACCGTTCGCCATGACACCCTGTTGCAGAATCGCCGTGTCGTTGGCGTAGTACACGAACACGTTCGCATTCTTCGTATCCACCGCAGCCGCCTGGCCTACCGTCAACGTTTCGTAGGTTACGCTTGGTTCCTGTTTGAACTTCAGGGTAATGGTGGTATTGCTGCCGTTGAAATTGACAGTAAACGCACGACCGAAAGCAGAAACCGCTGCGTAAGGGCTGCTGGTGGAATACTGAATAAAGGTACGGGCATACTTGCCAGCCTTTAATTTCGACGCAACATCGGTCGTCGAAGTCGTGCTGATAATCTCGGCGTCGGCAGAGGTCACACCAAAGATACGGCTAAGGCTGGACGCTTCAATAAGTTTGGCGACCTCAATCACGTCATCAGCATCAAGCACATCGCCACCAGCGACAACATCATCAGCGACAACCAGCCCATACCAGTTGGTATATTGCAGGCAGGCATTAACGGCTTGCACGATAGTTTCAGTATCTCCACTCTCGGAAGAACTCAGCGTCTTCGCCCAGCGACCAACATAAACCTGTGTCGGCTTCGGTGACTGGCTGAAGAAAACCTGCGCTGCTTTATATTCCGGGCTGTCGACACCGAAGTCTTCGCCAATGTCCTCAACGGACGCATAAAGGCGGACGCGTTCCTGCACTGGAATGACAGTGGAAGAACCGAGGATCAGCAGCGCGCCGAAGTTACGACCAGTAGCCGCTTTCGGCGAGATGATCACATCAACGTTTACAACGTTGGATACAGGTAAGCCCTGCGTCATAGTTTATTCTCCAAAAAAGGTGACTGGCGCTTCCACCAGCGATTTAATACCGTACTCGCGCACAACCTTCCGGCGCAGGCGCACCGTCATGTCGTAGCGGCGAACCCATTGCTGGTTGATAAGTTCGGGGAAAGGGGTCAGACCGGTATAGTCGCCCAGAGACAAACCAAGCGCGTTCAGCTCAGCATTGTTTTGCGGGACAGATATGCCATCGCGAAAACGGGACGCATAAGACATACCAGCCGGGCCATAGAACGACGCCATGCACTCGAACGTTTCATGCCGCCAGAGCTGAGCGCCCTCTACGGTCTGATTGGTGAATGCAGGGTTGTTATCAATGAGCACCCCGGTAACGCCAAACGCGCACCAGTTCGTTTCAACGGGTGGCAGTGGCGGCTGATTTTTCTGCCAGCGCGGACGAACCATTCCAGACGGCAAGCCGGAAACATTGCGCATCCACTGGCTTAGCAGCCTGTCGAGCGCTTCGTCATAAGCCGGATCGCCGCTGGTGGGTGTCAGCCAGCCGCGCTCTGTGCTGGTGTTATTGCTCAATGGGAGTTCCCCCATCAAACGGCAGTAATTCACAATGAGCCTGGACGAAGCCAGCACCGTAAGCCGTATACGGGTCGACGAAGGTCACACGATAATCACGGCCCTGATACGTCACGATATCGGCATCACGGCCAGTCTGTCCCTGCGTCAGTCGCTCAGTCGTCACAATCAGAATTGCACCGCTGATCACCTGCCCTGCCTGCATACGGCGGTTTTCCAGAGAGCGATCAACAGTTACGACTCCGGCAAACTGCTTTTTAACTTCGCTGTCGCTGCCGATCCCATCCTCATCCACCGTTTGCACACGGCGTGTTACCCACAAATTGAAGTCGCAAAAATCGGGGTCAAAAAGCACGTCTGTTACATCAAGATTCGGCATCTTTATCCCTCACAATATGGGTAATAGCTCTGCGATATTGCCCGGTGTCGATTAGCGGTTTCACCAGATCGGTTCCAGGAGACTCACCAGCAGCGCGCCGCGCAAGTTCCTCTTTTGCCCCTTTGCGCCCACGGCGTGCGCGTGCTTCAACGGTGCTATCAGCAAGCGGTGTAAAGCCGGTAATGGTCATGTAACGCCTGACGCCATTCGCGGCCAGCGTTCCGGCGCGGTTAAGCGCTCTTTCCGCACCCGCCGCATTTCCATCAAGCGCAGCCTGCGCCGCTGCTTTGAGCTGCGGCACAGTCTGTTCCTCTACGGATTTAACGCCGGGGATCAGGTGCGGGCGTGGGGGTATGTTTTGCGCTGGTGAGCCGTATTCGTTGACGTAACCGATCCCGGCATTACCAAACGGAACATCCTCACGCTCGCTGTCTTCTTCCGGGATGCCCACCAGCACATCCTTTTTGGTTAGCGACCGGAGCGCATCCAGAATGGCCTGAGCGTTATCAACCCTCGTTGTTACACCACTTTTGAAACTCATAGCTGGCGACCGCCCGCACCGAACATCGTGATCAGCTGATAAAATTCAGCGCCATATCGGGTGTTATTCCAGAAGCCTGCGTCAGGGTTTAGCGTCGCGCTGGTGTCATAGCTGACGCTTACCTTGTCAACGGACTTGGAGGACTGAACACCATTGGTTGAGCCACCCGGGCCGCCGACGAGCATTGCCCGGCTATCTGCCGCCCAGAGCGTCATGTAGTGAGCCACGAACAACTCGACAAAGTACGGAAACAACTCTTTGCCGGTGACGTTTTCGCTCAGCAGCACATCAGCCAGATTCAGACGAAACTGGATTTGTGCTTCTGGATATTTGGCAGGGTCAGCAAACTGCGGGAAGTCGCGGCGAAAATCACTTACTGTTGGCAGGCTTTGATTCTTTGGCATCTTTCGCCCCATTACCGCCAGTCTGGGCGGCAGCAATCTGCGCTTGCAGGCTGTCGTTCTGCTCTTGCAGCTTGAGCAGCGCTTCTTTCAGGTCGGCAATCAGCTGATCTTTATCGACAATCTGCTTATCTTTGTCGGCAATCTGCGCTTGCAGGCTGTCGATAATGGGTTGCAGATCATCGGTGTCGCTAATCACGCTTTCGGAAAGCTCAGCGTGCGCATGGGTGAACCAGTGCGACGCGACTTCTTCCGGTACGTTATGCCGTCCCCGGCCAAACTCCTGTTTTGACTGATCGCCGAGCGTCAGCGTAAACGGGGTGTGAACATGGATGGTAACCAGCTTTTCTTTCGCCATTTTCAGTTCCCTTCTGGCCCCTTTCGGGGCCGTTCTGGTTATCAGATACCGTCCACGTAGGACAGGGTTTCTTTGTACACTGGCTCAACCGCACCGAGCTTGCCGTAGTAGGTCGCAATCTGATACAGACCGCGATACTGGACAGGAACGCTCTGCAACGGCACCAGCGGATAGCGCACGTATTTCTTGTCGTTGGTGTAGGCGATCATACGGTCTTTACCGCCAACCCCACGCCCTTTCAGCCATTTGACCGCTTTGATTTCAAGCGGAACGCCGTTCTGGTGGAAAGCGATAGTGTTCACAGCCAGATAGGTCAGCAGTGACTGGTTACCCGCTTCGGAAACCTTACGGCTCGCCAGCAGTGAATACTGCTCTGGCGGAATGCGCAGATCAGAAGGCACGACGGAATAACCGGATGCTGCCCAGGCATTCGACAGAATGCTGTTCACGCTATCGAGGATCTCGTCGTTGGTGGAGTTCGCCCAGGTCTTCGGCGCATTGTTCAGCGTCACACCGACAAGGTTTGCCAGCCCTTTCAGGCCGAGCGCATCATCGCCGATGTAAACCTGCTCGTCGTTATCCATCTGCCATTTGAGCTGCATCCCGTCGTACTTCTGGGTATCAATCGGGCGACCTACCTGCTGAGCTGCTGCCAGCTCTACAACGGTCCAGCCCAGTTCCATGCCCCAGAGGTTCAGCGGATTGCCGTCTTTGCCGATATCAACATTCACGCCAGCAATAGCAGTGGAGTCTTTGCCTACCCAGTTTTTACCGTTCGGATTTGCGCCAGTACCAGCAGCGCCAAAACTGGTGTTAGTCCAGCTGGAAATGTCATCTGCGATAGAAACGTCTTCACGCAGCTGAATATCGCGGGTCCAGGTGTAACCCACCAGCGGCAGGTTCAGCGTCTGGTCGAGTCGCTCCAGCTCCCCGATGAGAAAGGCACCAGAGCTATCAACGGTTGCCTGATCAAAAGTAATCATTCGTCTGTTCCTTAAATCTTCCAGGAGATTTCTGCATTGCCGTTAGCGTCACCGGCCCCTGTGAATTCGGCGTTGGTCAGCGCCACGTTTTTGCCACTGACGGACGTGGACATGAAGCCGCCCAGCGGCACTTTTATGGATTCATCAGTGGAGACGACAACGTATACCGGGTCGCCTTTTTTGATGGTGCTGGCATCAAAATCAGAACCGAGATTAACGGTCATGTAGCCACGCTTCATGGCGTCACCCGGGAAGTTCTTATCCGTCCCCACCTGGCGAACCATGTCCGGCTGTGATGTGGTCGGATACGGACGAACGTAGATCCCCTTCACTTTGTCGGAGGTGTCACCGTCCGCCAGCGGCACAAAAAAGCCGTCAGCGTCGTATTTGCCAGCCAGACCATAGGCAGCGAAGGCGTTAGCGGATTTAAGGATCACCGGCTCGACGGTTAAATCCTGCGGGCGAGAGATAGCCCCGGCAATGCCAACAGGCATCCGGTACGAATATGCAGTCATTGGATTATCCTTTGCGGTTAGACCAGAAGTCGGCGTTTTGTTTGTTCAGGGAAGCGATGCTGGTCATGCCCATATTTGGACGTTGTGCATCGCCCGTGGTGCTGCGGGTGTTTCGCCCTTTGGCAATCTCTGACACGGCGTTAAACGCCATATCTACCGATTGCTTGGGCAATTTGCGGATATCCGCATCACCGACAACCTGGCGAACCAGTGTTTTGTCAGCGGCAGCCAGCACATCACGTTTGAACGCGGTCGGTTTCACCTTACGGCTCAGATCGATACCCGGGACGATAACCTCGGCACGATAGGCAGAGTCACCGGTAATCGTGGTTTCCTCTTCGTCGTCCTCGCCGTCGCCGGTCGGATCTTTTTTGTCTTTTTCGTCAGGCTTATTGTCGTTATCGCCCGTCGCAGTTCCTTCGAGCTTAGCCAGCAGGGCTTTGAGCAAGGTTTTGATATCGTCCTCGCCGTCGCCGGTTGGCTCTCCGCCCATTTCCGGCTTTTTGTCCGGCAATGGTTGCTGCGGTGAAAGGTTAATGTTGAGGTTAACGCCGCTCGGCAGATCCCCTTCGTCACCCGTTACCGCCGCTGGCGCAGAGTCCAGCAGTTCGTTCATGGTGTCAGCATCACCCGTTTTGATGGCCGTGCGCATGCGGGTCCACCAGCTTTTCTTTTGATTTGCCATTGTGTCTCTGTCTCCAATTGCACAACGATTTCCGGCTCTGCCTTTAGGGACAAGAGCCACATGGTTTCCGGTAATATCGACCTGCTCGGCTTTTCCGGGTTCGGTCTGCTCGTACTCAGCGTTATAGCCGCACGACACTTCGCGCAGACCATCTTCGATAAGCTGAATGGCGTTTTCGTCTTTGACGATAAGGTCAGCCAGCATCAAATCAGACTGATCACCTGTCCCGCGCCGAACGTTCTGAAGATGCCCGACCGCAAGCTCTTTCCAGTTCTCGGGGTTGACCAGCCGCACATTTCCGTTTTCATCTTCAGGATGCAGGATCGTGATGCTCATCCCTTCGAATGAGGCGAGCGTGGCCGGATGGAATACCTGCTCAGGAGAACGCGTGACGACTATTTCACCGAACTTATCGGGTTTCAGTTTTGGCAGGTCATCAGCACCATAGAGCTGCTTACCCGTTCGACCTATCGGCACGTCTTTACACAACAGCGAGCCGTCAGCCAGCTGATAGCGGGTTTCCCCCAGCCGGGTATTGAAAAAATATTTCATGGTTTACCTGCGATTCAGGCGAGATAAGAATGAGGGTTGGGGAAGACGATTTCTTTGTAACAGCGGCAGTTCGGCAGCTCACCAGCGTGACCGGTCATACCGTCAAGCGTTGGAGGTCGGCCCCATTCGACAAACTTACCTTCCATCTCCCGATGAGAATGCCGGACGTCGCCATCTTCGGCTGTACGCCAGATATAACCATTCGAGCCGATTGACAGCGCACGCGCCTGATCCAGCGCGCCGGTTGCGCGCCCAAGCTCAGTCCGGGCGATAAGGTTCGCTCGTGAGCGTGACACGTCACCGGAAGCAGCTATCTCTTTCGCGAATGGCTCAGCGCGGCCACCAGTTACTACAGCCTCGATGGCCTTGTTCTGAATGTCATACACCCGATCGGCGGCCTCAAGAGGCAGAGATTTGATGTACTTAATTTGCTCGGCGACGATGGATTTCATCACCTGGCCTACCGGGGCGCGGTCGACCATGTTGCGTAGTTCTGCGCTGATGTTCCGGCTGTGCTGACGCCACTGCTTTTCATTCTGGCGTGCAATGTCGGCGGTAAAGTTCTCAGCAACCTTCGTCGCCCAGGGGGTGATGATTTCGCTGTAGCGCTCCAGCGCATCCATTATTTCGGTGACGCTATCGTTTGAACCATCGTAGCGACCATTTACGATATCCCCGACCGCCCGCGCTATCTGCCGTAGGCTCGTTCGATATCGGATCTCCGCCTGGCGGCTCTGGCGGTTTGTCGCCAAGTTCGCCGATGCCTGGCGGCGCTTCGTCTTCGGCATTCTCGATATCCTCGTCGGTAATGGATGCCCCGATGCCGGTGACGTCAGAGTTTTCGCGCAGGTCGGTCATCGCCGCCTTACGCGTCATCAATCCGTCGCCCAGCGCGGTACTGATCGCGTTGGTGGTGTTTACGGCCACCGTTGATCGGTCAACGTCAGACATTTGCCATAGCGGGTTAAACTCAAACGTGAAATCGTCCGGCAGCGGCTTACCGAGTTCCGAGCGGTGCATAATGTCCAGTATCCGGCGCATCGGCAGCCGTAAGCGGCGCTCCTGCAATGAGCTCACCCGGTCGTAATAGTTGGCGAGGTCTGCGTCACCAGTAGAGAAGCCTTTCGGGGATTGACCGAACAGGCGTACCAGCGGGATACCAACGGCACCGCTGATCTGCTCAGCAAACTGCGAAAGAATGTCATCCAGACCGCTGAAGCTGTACTGGTGGGTTTCGAACTTATCCCGCGAGTCCATGAGCGTCATGCCTTCATTGCTCTGGAACTGGCGGATCAGGTCGATGTTCTTCAGCAACGCTTCGAACGCCGGGCCTCCAAGCGCGATAAGCTCGCGCAACTTCTCCACGCTATAGGTACGCAGATGCGCTTTATAGACCAGCTGCGCCGCGCCGACAGTAGCGCTATCGAACGCAGTAAGCCGATCCCAGATACGCTCTACAACCGACATTCCCCATTCGTTTTCGGTCATCTTCTGCTGGAATGGCAGCGTGACGCCATCAAAGCGGATCAGGCGGCTGTGATGGATGCGCCAGGCCGGAATGCCCGTTGCGGTGGTCACCACGTCGTAAAACTCAGGCTTGCCGAGGTCCGGCCCCATCTCTTTAATGCGGCGTGTCAGCACCGGGTTAATCATCCAGCGGTCGAGCGGGAGAATGCCCTTAAACTTGCCCTCGCCAATGGTTTCGAGTCGCAGCGGGGTCATTGGTGCTTGCCCCTCGATCATGATGAAGCCGACCGCGCCGCCGTAGAGGCGCGACCATTTCAGCACGTCGTTCAGCGCATCCCAGATCTGCAACTCATCCAGTTGCGCTTCGAGGGTGCCACGGTCTTTGGCGTCAATCTCCGAAGTGATGCGAATGCCTTTGCGGGTCATATCGTCCGGGATAGCGTCGACCGCTTCGCCGATAACCCACGAACCGCGATATGACCATTCCACCAGCATGCGGTTGCGGCTGGTGAAGTTCGCCCGGTAGGTCGATGCTGAATGCTGGTTAGGCGTCTGCATCCCCACGCGGGCGACAAAGTTCTCATAGCCATCAGCGGTGGCCTGCGCCGTTCGCTGAGAGGCTTGCTTGTTTCGTGCCATCAGGCTTGCCTCCCGAGCAATTCCCAAATATCCATTGTTGTATCGGTCGGCGCGAACGCCATTATGAAAGCGTCGGCAATGTTAGGTGAGGGGATATCGCGCTTAGCCAAATCTTTCTTGCTTTCAACCATAACCCTACCGTTACGATCAAAGTCTCGGTGCGGGGTCGTCAGCTCAAGCTTTAGTTTCTCCAGGTGCGGGCACGATGAATCGATACTTATCAACTCATCAACAGGATATTCCTCTCCATTTTTCACCGCGTTGAACGTATTACGAAAGCGATCAGCTACCAGCCACCATGCCTGGGCTTTCAGATTGGCAAAGAAGTCTTTATTCGGAATGCCGTTATATTCAGAATCTGGCTCGTTCACACCAGCGCCAGCATTGAAGCGTTGATAATTAACTGGTCGTGAATAAGGATTTTCACGTCGTCTGTCTTCGTTAATTTCCGAGAATTTAGCACCAGCAGAAGCGCCAACACCAATGGAGTCATAAACGATATCAGCACTTCTCTCTGTGGCTGCCTGATATGCCCGCTGGCAGCTTTTAAGAAGCTCGTCTTCTTTTGCCTTCCATTCATCAGCCCAATACACAACGGAGCCATGACGATAAACATTGGAGCACTTATCCGCACCGCTATCGGCAACGTCGAAGCCTATTCGCTTTCGTCCGTTTGGCTCAAAACCAAGCACCTTATGGGCATCTATTGCAGCCTCAATCCACGAAAGTTTAATAATTGCCGCGTCATCATCAGATTCGGGAACCCCCATATAAACGTGGTCAAACCCCTCCGGATCACGACGCTTTGCAGCCGAGATAACCTTAAGCATGGTGTCTGAGAGGAATGGGTTTTCGTCGTAATTGATTTTTCGCACCAACGTATCTTCTGGTGGATCAACAACGAAATTACGCCATACAAAGTCAGTCACCAGACCAGGGTTAAAAATAAACCAGCATTCAGATCCGCTTTTACGAATGGTTGGTTCCAGTATCTTCCACTGGTATTCCGTTAGTGCATGGGCTTCTTCAAGCCACAAAACGCTGATACCTTCCAGGGATTTAATTTCTTCGATATTGCGCCATAAACCGTAAAACACGAATTCTGAGCCAGTGACCCGGTTGATAATTTTATTATTCAGAATTCGGAAGCGATGCCGCAGCCCAAACCGTTCAATCTGTATTTTGAGCAGGGTATAAACCGACTCTTCGATTTTGTTCTGAATTTGACGTGCGCAACAGAAACGCAGGTTGTATTTATTTGCCAGAAAGACAGCAAACCCAGCAGCATCCCATGACTTTGACGATGAGCGCCCACCAAAAAGTACTTTATTTCGAGCCTGTGTCGTCCAGAAGTTCCTTAGGGCCGGATTCAGGGTCGGTTTGGATGTCAGAGTAGAAGTCATTAAGGTCACGATCTCCATTACCGTCATCAACGCCAGCATCACGACGAAGGCGATCCGCTTCCAGAGACACTTTGTCAGTGGAGGCGAGCCGATGCTCTATAGATGCCTTTGTGAATTCCAGCGACTCAATGCGGGCCGTGTTACGGTGCATGGCTTTTTGCGCAGATGAAATTAGCTCGTGAAGATTATTGGCGGTATCGCCATCAGCTATTTCAAGCTCAGTCTGCCAGCGGCCAATATTTTCAGCAGCGGTAAGGTTCGCCGCACGCAACCAGAAAAGCTCATCATCAAGAGTGAGCGCCTGAGCATCCTCGGTAATGGCATCAGATAGAAGCATTCGGCGTCCATAGCCACCATGCTTCAATGCGTTCTGATTTCCGGGTCTGGAATTATAATGAGCGCGTTTCGTTTCTGGTGAGTTTGATGGTTTTGCGACTTCGCAGTTATCCACTAAGCCCGCTGGTGGCTTACTCTTTGCCACTTTCTCCTTTTGCGAATTCGCAGTTTTATTCGCACTTTTCTTTTGCGAATTCGCACTACCATTCGCAATTTTGATATAGCGCTTTGCAGTCGAGTAATTCAGTCCCTGCGCTTCGCACCATTCTTTGGGGGAAATGCCGGTTTTGGCATGTTCGGACAGGAACCGTTGCTGAAGCTCGCCCCAGTCCGGCTTTGCCATGAATATTTCCTCTTAATGACATTATCGAAGCCCCTCAGTGAAGAGCTTCTGTAATGGCTACTTCGTTTTTGCTTCCGCTCTTTTACGGCGGCGCTCTTCTTTCTTCTCGGCGTTTGCCATGTCCATGAATGCCTGCATGATCGAGTTCCTCATCATGTAACTGACAAAGTGATGATTGACGCAGCCGTTGAGACGGAGTTGCTCGCCAAACTCATCCACCGAGGCCAATGCTTCCATCATGCCCTTCTCGCCTTTCATGAACTCTGAGAAGTCGCGCCCCGCTCTGGAGGCGCATTCAATGACACGATCACTCATCCCGGAAGCCCGGGGATCGTAATCTGCAGCTGGTTAGCCAGGGAGTTAATCTCAGCGACCAACACTGGCTTCGTATAGCGCCATGCTGCCAGCCCTTGTCCGCAGAAGCTCGCCATGTCTTTCTTCTGGTCAAACTCATGACATTTCATGTTGAGCTGCGCACTTAAGCTGTTGCGATGCTGAAGTTCTCCGGTGAAGTAGTCATCGAGGACTTTATAGGCCGCGTACTTGAACCCGGGGTTTAACCAAGCCGCATAATCGTAAGCAACAAACTTCCCGCCATATGTTCCACCGTGTACACCGCGCTCAGTAAAAACCACAGATTCGTGGTTTTTCTCCAGCTCGGCTAAGAACTCTTTGGTCTGCTTGTTTCGCAGGTAGTGGTAAGGCGATTCAGATTCACTTTTACCACTGGCTTTCCACATATCAGTGAGGCAGATCATGCCATCTTCACCGATACGAATTGGTTGATTGAAGAGGGTTAATGATTTCATTTCGCTGATACCTTTTGGTGGTTGAGCCTGTTCTCGTAGATACGGGCAGCCCAAGAGCGGTCAGCGTTACCACTGCCCTATCTCAAGCTCTACCCCGAAAGGCTCTTGGTTGATATGCGCACGAGAATGCGCGGTTTACTGCGGACATAAAAAAGCCCGACCGAAGTCAGGCTCTGTTATTTGGGTAACGAATCATTTAAGACACTGCTCTTTGATGTAGTCCTGCATGCCGCGAATCATCTTGTCAGCGGTTGCGATTCCGTCCCGGTGATCGAAATAATTCCGTCGAGCGTCTGGAGTAAGTTCGGGGGCTCCTGCATCATCCACGCCGGTGGAGGAGGTGGCTTTTGGCACTCCAGGGCAGGTTGCGGCGATGCGCAGCCGTTTAGCGCCAGAATCGACATCCCGACGCAAATCGTTAATGGTTTTTTTCGCATCGGACAATTCCTTCGTGTATTTGGCATCCAGCGCAGCAACATCGCGCTGACGCACCTGCATGTCTTTGATGGTGGCGTTCGCCAGGCGGAGACTCTTGGTGGCTTTGTCGCGCTGGTCTTTGTAGGTGATGGCGTTGTCGCGGTACCGGTTTACGAAGAACGCCAGCACGCCGATTAACGCCACCACCAGCAGCTGCAACCAGTAACGTTTGACCATATCGCCAATCATGACAGGAACAGAGCCCGCTCTGCCTCCCGGCGACGGGTGAGCCCATTCAGGACTTTACCACCAGCTTTATTCCAGCGCAGGAACTCATCGGCAGCGCCAGCGTAATCACCGGCGTTGAGTTTTCGCAGAAGGGTCGATGTCGACAGTGACCGGGCGCCGAGGTTGTAAGTGAACGACACCAGAGCATCGAATTGCCCCTGAGTCAGGTCAACTTTGACCAGGCGGGACACGTCGTTTTCATAGCTGACCAGCCCGGTCTTCAGCAGGCGTTCTGCAGTTTCCTGCTTAATCGTCATCCCGGCTCGGATCGGTTTGCCGTCGACAGGCTTGGTCCAGCCATAGCCGATCGTCCACACTCCGACGCTGTCCTGATACGCGGTGAGCTTGCAGCCTTCGAACTGCTTGATCAGGGCAATGCCTTTATCACTGGTTTGCATTCTTCATCCCCGTCAGACGTTCCCAGAAATAGGTCAGAGCCACGGAGCCCATCGCCCCGCTAATGCCTGACGTAACCAGAATCATGTAAAGGCTCAGCCCACTTTCTACGCTGATTAGGCCACCAATAAGACCGGTAAAGCCGGACACTGCAATTTGTGCCAGCGCATTAATCCAGCTCCAGGTGGCTTTGTTCTGCTTAACGTCAATAAGGTATCGGACCAGGCCGCCCCAGCATGACAGAGCAAGGACAATCAGCCATGACACTCCGGCAATGCTTTCTTTATCTTGCATACGTTTAGCCATATCACCTCCGAAAGAACGGGGTGCTGTTTGTAGTAAGGGATCAGGCCCTCGGGACGATTTAACAAGTAGGCGTGTCGATGATGGTTCCCGGAGCCTGAAATAAAAAAACCCGGCGACAGGCCGGGAAGATGAGGGCAAGTTAATGTCGGCTCTCTGGCCGAAGGGTCCCAGGCAGTGGGTTCTGTGTGCGGCGTACCGCAAATAAAAAAGCCCCGCACGATGGCGAGGCTTGGCATTCATTCATGTCACACACAACAACGGCAACATATACGATTTATTCTGCTCATTTGTTCATTGAAAAGCAAGCGCGTTATGAGGATTTTTTGCAATTTTCCTCACATTTTCGCGATTGTTAAACGCATTTTGCAGCGGTTGGTACAAACAGAACAGTGAGGCGTTGATGATTTGCTTCACCTCTCTACGGATTGTCGAGATGCTTGGGTGTTTATACTGATTTCCGCCACGCGTCTTCATCAGGCGAGGCTTACTTACTGCATGCTGCCATGATGCAATTCGGATCTCGCTGGAGTTACAAACGTAGTAGGCGAAGACAACCCGCCAGGCATTTTCATCCACATTCTTCAGATAGTGACGAATGACAGCATCAATGAGCATCCCGTCATCATCACTACATACCGGTCGTGATGCTTGCTGGGGCTCGACGGTAGCCATGAATCTGGCAATCATGTTGATCATCGCTTTATCAATCTTGCCGGTCTGGCACCATGCGCCCCACAACTGGAGCCACTGGTCTACCCATTGATGCTGGTCGTTGGTTAATTCCAGTTTCATTATGCGGCTTCCTTCTGTGGCTGGTTGGTTTTGGTCTGGCTGTGCTTTGCTATTGGCGGCAGGTTGGCGCGCTTAACGCTTTCTGCCTGGTAGCGGATAATCTGGTCACGTGTCATTCGTCCACCCTCTCGTTCTGCCAGAGAGGAAGTGGTGACTTATCCCCAGCGCGGCGTATGCGGGATTTGGCGTTCTTCTCAATCTGAATGAGTTTCTCGATATTCTGACGGCGCTGCTTTTCTTCCCGGCGGAGATATTTCACGTTCTCCATATAGCGAGACTCCTGGTCGCAGAGCGTCATCAGGAAGTCAAAAGGCTCGATCAACGTTTCGCACTTCCTGCAGCGTAAGGTCCGGTCCTTTTCGTTAACCCAAACGGTGGAGTGCAGGCACATTACCTTCTGTCCTTCGCGCTGAATAACGAGCCCATCCTGTAGGTCGTTATTCTTTGACGGGAAAGCGACAACCTTGCCCAGTTCAATTTCTGTTTCTGTGCTCATGCGGCCTCCCGTTGTTTCAATGCTTTGAGTTTGGCGCGGTACTCATCGCGGATCCGGATGAAATCTTCCCGGCGGTAGTTGGTCATTTCGTGGGGGCCATTGAGCCAGTCGACGTATTCCTGTCCGTAACGAGCAACCAGACCGGCTTCGTATTGCTGCGCTACGGTCGCCTCCTTGGCGGTGTACTTTCCGGCACCGGCATTACACGATTTGCACTGCTTATGGGCGTTGCGCTCTTCAAAGCGAAGTTCTGGGTTGGCGCCGACCGTTTTGAAGTGGCCGCAGTCCCACTGGCCGCCATGTAAATCAGGTGGATTGGTCTCTCCGCAGCTGATGCATGGCAAATCAGCGTCACGCGCTCGGATGTAGGCGTTGAACGCCTGCTGAGCCTGCGCCTTGTAGTAACCGGCAGGCCGAAGCTCTGCCAGCCGTTCCTTGCGGCGTTTGCGACCGGCCTTCTCGGCGTCCTTCTGCTCCTTGATGCGCTTAGCAGCGGCTTTCACCTTCTCCTTTTCGCGTTCTTCCATTGCGAGGATTGTGCCGTGCTCAGGGCTGCACCAGCGGATCCGGATGTCGTGGAATTTAGGCACGAAGTATTCACCGCATACTTTGCACTTACGGCGGGATGGTTTACGCATGACCTCTCCTCGCCGCGAGACGCAGCCATTTCTGATCCACCAGGCGGGCGGTGTAGCCTTTCAAGGTCGGGATGTCGGACGGCTTAACCGCGGGCTTACGCTTGCGGCGCGCAGGAACGCGGAAGATTTCGTTTGTGATGACGCGGGAAAGTGGAGTAGACATCAGGCCTCCTGCTTATCGCGTAGTTGCTGGTACTCGCAGCTCTGCGGGATGGTCAGGTGGCAGCCGATATTCATCGCCCAGGCTTCGACTTTGCACAGGAAAATGTACATCTCGCCCGTTTCCAGCTCTGACGTATGACGTAGGGATTGGACGGTGGTGACCTCGCCAGACACGACGTCTACACGGTCCTTGCTTTCGTAGCCGAGATAGGTGTGCTTCATCGCGTCTTTGACCCACTCAGGCGTAGCGAAGGTCTTGCCGCGCGCGATCAGGTACTCGCTAATTTCCGTGTACCACATGTGGCTGAGCGCGTTCTGCGACAGGCTGCGCTTCTCGCGCCATGGCTTAACCTGAAGGCGGAAGCATTGCCCGTCATTCAGAAGTGGGTGAAGGTGCTGGGTGATAGCATTAATATTGCCACGATGAAGCTTGATGCCGTCTTTTGGGAGAATCATACGCCACCTCCGAGAGGTAACGCAGAATACAGAAAATCGCAGGTGCATTTCTGCATCTGTGACAATGTGAGGAGTTCAGATTGTGGTCGCATTTAAGTCCCCTTAAATGCGCAGAAGTCACTGACGGGTGTTCAGGCCGTCAGCAAAGAAAGTATGGACGGTTGATTCAACAAAATCAACTAAAGAGAAAGGCCTCCGAAGAGGCCCTGGGCGGGTCGATATGTGAATCCCCATATCGCTTGTATGGTAGCTATGTCAACTCAGGCAGTTTGAAGCCAGCCATGTCTTCTGCCCGGATGGGAGGTGACAGGCAGTCAGCAAAGACCAGTGAACCATCGAGCAAGATAACGAAACTCCACCCTCTGAACAGGCTGGCGCTACACCAGTCGGCCTTAAGCGGCACATCTGGCATCCTGTCCGGGAAGGTTGGGTAATGCTCTGCAAGCCACTCCATGGCGTCGCAGCGGTTGATGGTGTAATTGTCGTACATCATGCCTCCTGCTGTGGTGCTGCTGGTGCAGCGGCGAGCATTTTCGAGTAGCAATGCACTGTATTCAGCCAGAACCCAACCACCGATTGCCCCGCACGCAACATATCTTTTGTTGGGTCAATCGGAACGAGTTTCCATCCATTAGGAATGGAGGAGGTATTAACGCTTTCCCCCTGAAGCGCGGCAGCGGCTCGCTCCAAAAGCTCAGGTGATTTGATCTCTCCTTTTTCTCGAAGATATTTAGCTCTACCAGTAAGCATGCAAATAAAATCATCTGGCAATTTGTAAGCCGTCGTTACAGGTTCAACCATATTGTTGGAGTCACCGGAATGGTCAACCATAGCGAGCTTATCCTCGGTATGGTTGGTTATCGCTTCCTGAAAGCGTTCAAGCTCCACGTACTCCTGGCATGACCAACCGCCATCAATGAAATCACGAGCTTCAACAGCGTCGAAAGTGAATGATGTTTCGCTGCCAGTTGGTGAGGTTAAGCCGTACAGGTCTGCTACCGGCTTAAACTGTGTGGCTGGAATATTTTCAGGAATATTTTGTTGTCGATTTTGTTGCTCGGCACCCTGAAGCATGGCGGCGAACTCCTTCATGCCTGTATCATGTTCTGCTCGCTGCTCTGGTGTCATAGCCTCAAGCTCAGCATAATACTCTGCGCGCCGCCGTAATGCTCCAAGCATTGTTCTAGTAGGCACTCCTTTGCCGAATTTCAAACCAGGCTCCAGCATCACTGGGCATGGCAAGGTTTCAGGGTAATCAGGCACAGATGCCGGCGCTGGCGGGGAGGCGAGCATGGACATCAACGCGCATATGGTGTCCTCGCCGATTTCAAACATACCACTGGCGTTCTGCTCCGAAGCTTTCAGGTCTTCGATTAACTGCTCTCTGGTAATAGTGCTCATGATGCCTCTCCTTTACCGGCTGCGGCGACCTTCACGCCAACTTCTTCAAGCGCCCTGAAAAACTCAAGGCGGACACCAACCAGAATATCTTCACGCTCACGGTGAGTTACTTCGGCAAGGTAATCACGAAGCATTTTTAACTCAGGCAATTTCACCTCCCGCGCCTCCAGCTCAGCGATCCGCTTCTCTGCGGATTCCAGCTCATCCAGCAGCGCCAGCACGGTGGCGGGGTTGGCTGCGGCGATAAATGCAGCATCACGCGCTTCGTTTTCACTGAATACCATGGCTATTTGCTCATGGTTCACGCCGTCAGTGGAGTAAATCTCATCGTCGAACTCAACAGCCCACCGGCCTTTCGTCGCCTTCTCCTCCGCTTCACGCAGAGCCTGGTAATTAATCTCGCTCACTGGTTGCCTCCTTTGCGAAGCTGGGCGGCGATATCTTCGAGAACGCCATCAGAGAATGAGCGGTCAAAATCGCCTTCCGGCGCATTAGCCATAAACTCAGTAGAGGTAAGAATCATCCTGGCAATATCCGCGGCGTTCTTTGCAGTATCATCAATAAAACCAGCTTCCCAGGCAGCCAGCATTCTGTTCGCCACAAAGTAAGCTCCCTCCTTGCGTGCTTCAGTCTTCACTTCAGCCAGGAAAGCGTCGGTCGCCGGTGTTGGTTCTTGTGGTGATACAGCAACGCGAATGGTTTCAAGTGCCGGGTCTGTTTCCACTGTCGGAACCTGGATATAACCAAGCTGCACCCCATTCATGATGAACGTGCGACGGTCTTCACACACCGCCTTCAGCCCCGCATTCTCCGCTGCCATCTGCGCCAGCTTCATCTCCATATTATCGATTGTGATATCAGTCTGGCGGCCGTAGCGCTCTGACTCGATGAGCTTCTGCTCTAACTCTTCATAACTCGGTTTCATGCTCTCACCCCGTATACGCTTAAAATTCTTTTCATCGCCGCGCTGTTGCGGCACTCCTGGCAGATCACGTTTGTGTCCGTCCGCTGAATTAACTTCGACTTACCCTGCTTCATGCCAGGTATCGTGTCAGGGGCGAAGCGCATTCCGTAGCTGGTCAGGCTGTAAAGGCGCTGGCCGTATTTTCCTTCGCAGCGGATCAGGCCGTCTGCCAGCAGCGTGCTCACCGTTCCGGATATCTTTTTGGTGTCCATGCCGATAAGCCCTGCCAGTTTGGCGTTGTTCAACCCTGGGTTGTTGCGCAGGGCTGCCAGCACCTGCTCACGGATTGTTATGTTCATGTCACACCATCCCGTTCGACTTGTTGCGGTTGTACTTGGCCAGCAGCAGCTGGATCGGCGTCGGCCCTTGCTCGGCAGCTGGTGCGGCAATAGCCCGGCGTACCGGCGGCACTGGCTTACCCTCGGTGACGCGCCTTTCCCACATGTCCAGCAGATCGCCTGCCTCGCGTGCCAGTTCACCATGCGTTAACTGGCGCTCGGTGCTGCGGTGGCGCAATTCTACGCAAATGTGGTACATGACCGGCTGCGACCATGGAAATTGCTCGCTGGAGATGAATTCGAACGAGCGGTTACGCCAGTCCCAGTATTCGGCGATCACCTGGTCAACGTTGACGCCCAGCGCGCCGCCGCTCTGCTTGCACCAGGCGACGAACTGGCCCGGCGACGGCAGGAATGGGCGCTCCTGGCGGCGGGCAATGCGCATGCCGGCATCGACCTGAGCCATGGTGTGGATCCCGTTCTCCTGAAACGCCAGCAGCCACTGACGGCGGAATTCGTTCAGGTCTTCCTGGGTGCGGAAGTTCGCCATGCTGGCCGGGAACGCGGCGCGCAGCTCGTTGAACAGCTTGTTGAATACCTGCGCCACCTGCTCGACCGGCGCGCACTCCTGGTACTGCTCTGGCAGGTTATGGGCCATGCGGCTCATCTGCTCGCGGTCGTGGTTACGCATCTGCTCTGCAAGAGATTTCATCGGATCACCCCATAGGCCCAGTCAGTGTTGTTGAAGTCCAGATCTGGCTTGACAGCGCGCTGCTCACCTCCGGCGTTACGCTGCATTGTCAGCTTGTCCCACTGCTTACGCAGGCTTTCGGGACTCAGGATGTTGGTCTGCCAGAAGTGGTGTTTGCTAGCCCAGTCATACAGCGCGCAGATGTCCTGGTGCGACCGGTTGTCTATCTGGCGCATCAGGCGAACAGTGTTAGACCAGGAGGTCATGTCCGGGGCTTTGCAGGTTGGGTTAATCAGCTTCACCCTGGAGGAAATCCACTTAGCTGTCTCGAGGTCTTCAGCAGAGCCCCACTTCGCACCGGATGGTGTGTAGACCGCAGCTTCAGGATGAGTTGATAAAAATTTCTTCAGACGTGCGTCAGAGGATTCGTCAGAATTCTCGGACGAAGATCTTTTAATACTGTTCTTGTTCTTGTATTGGGTGTCTACCGTTTTCGGGAAGGTTATTCCTGATTTCGGGAAGGATTTTCCCGTTTTCGGGAATTTTCTTCCCGTTTCCGGTTTGTCTAAAATCCATGCTGAAAGGTCAGTGTTTACACCGACGATTTTCATCATGCCCTGCTTCTGTGAAAAGATGATTTTGCGTTCTGCGAGAGACTTAAGCGCGTCCGATACATGCGTATCGCTCAGGCCCGTAAGCTCGGCAATAACCGTATTTGTCACGCGGTCCTGTTTCTTGTTCCAGCCGTAGGTAAGCCAGATCACCGCCTCAAAACATTGCCATTCCCGGCCTGACAGTCTCAGGCGAGGCTTAAGCTGTTGGATCTCGTTAGCGACCTTGGTATACCCGTTCGACAGGTCGGCCATACGACCTCCCGGTTGTTCGGTTTTATTTGGGAAATTGATTATTTCAGCGGTGTTTGACATACTTACTCCCGTTACTTGGCGTAACACAGTGTGATAAGGGCCTTTGAAGTTACCGCTTCAAGGGCTTTTTCTTTTCTTGTGCCTCTCATATAACCCCCAGCATCGATGTAACCATCGTCATCAGTGGGCCTGCCTGCTCCGGCATGAGGCGGAAGAGCGACGCTATACCCTCGCTTACCTCTTTCAGCTTCTGATGCTCTGGAGCGTCCAGCAGCACGGCCTGTTTAGCCTCTGCGAGTTCTTTCTCGGCCTCAGCCAGGCGAGACATTTTGCAATCGGCACCGATCAGGCGAGTGCGATACTCAACCGGCAGGACCGCCATGATTGCCGGTGTCAGCTGGCGCACGTTCTCGCGGTACTGCTCAGAGTCGAAGCGGTTATCCAGAAAGCGAAATAGCTTCTGCCGCGCCCGGCTGATGTCTTCCGGAAAGCTGATGGCGTTCCCGCCCTGCTCCCGGTATTCGTTGATGATCAGCGCCGAAACGACGTCCTGATTGTCCAGCGCCGACGACCATGCCCGGACCGCATCGCGGATCTTTTCGTGGTCTGGCGCCGCCTTAGGTTGAGCGCGGTTTATCATCGCTCCCGGGTGTATTCCGGTATTGTGTTGATACGCAAGTGAATGCATTGCTTTCCCTTTCGTGGTTAGGGCCGCCGTTAGGCGGCAAAGATACTTGGATATAGAACTTCGCGAGGAAGCCCCGTCACTTCTTCGTACTTACGCATTTTTGTTACTGGAAGGCTGCCACCTCGCTTTTTAAGCATATTGATGGCCTGTGGCGTTACGCCGACCTTTTCAGCAAGCACCTTTTGAGAGCCGCCCACTGCATTAATGGCTTTCTCAAGCGGGGTGCTTGCGTTGGATTCTTTGTTGATCATGTTTTGCTCCGCTCATGTGTAATCAACACCATGTTAATTCATGATGTGGATTAAATCAACATTATGGTGATGGAAAAAATCCACATGTTGTTTACCATGCATGGAGCGGAGGGTTTTATGAGTAGCATTTCTGAAAGAATTAAATTTTTACTGGCAAGGGAAGGCTTGAAGCAGCGGGATTTGGCTGAGGCTTTGTCGACTAGCCCACAGACCGTCAACAACTGGATAAAAAGAGACGCGTTAAGTCGTGAGGCGGCGCAACAAATATCTGAAAAATTCGGTTATTCTCTTGACTGGTTATTAAATGGAGAGGGTTCTCCAAAGAAGGATCTGGAGAGCAACATCCCGCCAGAGTCTGAGTGGGGAACTGTCGACGCTTGGGACAAAAATACCCCCCTACCTGACGATGAGGTGGAAGTACCGTTTCTGAAGGATATCGAGTTTGCGTGTGGTGATGGGCGTGTTCATAGCGAAGATCATAACGGCTTTAAACTGAGGTTCTCCAAGGCAACGCTCAGAAGGGTGGGTGCAAATAGTGATGGTTCTGGAGTGCTTTGCTTTCCCGCTTCTGGTGACAGCATGGAGCCCGTTATTCCTGACGGCGCAACGGTAGCAGTCGATACAGGCAACAAGCGGATTATTGACGGCGAACTCTATGCTATTAACCAGGGCGATTTAAAGCGCATAAAGCAGCTTTATCGAAAGCCTGGTGGGAAGCTATTAATACGAAGCATCAATCGCGATTATGACGATGAAGAGGCTGATGAGGCAGATGTCGAGATAATCGGTTTTGTGTTCTGGTACTCGGTATTGCGATATCGCCGATAATTTTAGTGGCCTGAAGAGACGTTTGGGTGATAAGAGAATATCTGATAGTAGGCGTGGTTACTTTGCTCTCGGTTGTTGCGATCGTGCTTATGGTGGCCTGATGAGACGTTTGGGTGATGGGCAAGGTGTTCTGGTCGGCGCATAGCTGGTGAAAAAATTATTTAATGCGGTGTATTGGCTGATTGTAACCCCATGTAACATCTTGCCGTCACCATTTCGGTGGTTAGATTTTTAATAAAAAAAACAAATGTATAGCAAGGTTTTTTATGGATAAAATTAATTACCCACCCCTGTTTGAGCCAGGGCTCCATGACATGGATGAAGCTGGATTAAAATCGTATTGTGTCGATTGCTTTCCTTCATCATCCAGGCGAGGCATGCTATACTGTAATTTTATACAGCTACTCGAATCTATTCGAGAATTATCTGCTCAATATGGCTGTTTTACAGAAATATGGGTTGATGGTTCATACACCACGTCTAAACCAGAGCCTGATGATATTGATATTTTGTTGGTATGTGACTATAGCAATATAAACTCAATACCTGTCATGCTTCGGGGCCGCGTCGATAATTTGCTTGACCGAAACTACATCAAACAAAACTACAAAATTGATGTCCTACTACTCATGAAGAATTTAGATGACCCTAACTATGATTATGAGTACTGGCGTAGCTACTGGCGCGGTTGGTTTGGTTTTGATCGCAGTGAAAACCCGAAAGGGTTAGTGAGGATTTTTTTATGAATGATAAATCAATGTTTAAAAATTGCGATAAACGCATTGATTTCATTCAAAAAGAAGTCGATGCAATGAAGCAAAACAAAACCAGGTCCTTTGCTGACATGCTTCTTTATCGCTCCATGGATTCTCATCTGAGCGATTTGAAGGCCGAAAAATTAAAGCAAGATAGTCGGCACCCACTTATCGATTTTTTTGAGCTGCGGCTGAAAGGCTCTGAGGTTGACTTTGGCTCTATTCCTTTAGAGCTGCTTGGGGCTATTTCAACAAATCTTGCAGCGCTAATACAAAGAGCAACACACAAAATTGCCTCAGGCAAGGACTCAAAAAAAGTTCCCTACGACGTGAAAAGCTCCTTAAACCTCAGGCTGGCTGATTTATCCCCTGGGTCTACAAAATTGGGCGTCACCTTCTCTACAGGAATAGCAGAATTAGTAGAAACAGTACCCAGCAAGGCTGTAAAAGGCATATTCGATTTGTTGTTAAGCGATGACGACAACAACTTCATGAATCACGTCGCTGAAATTGGATACAATTCCACTGTAAGCCTTAAGAGAATCGTAGAGGAATGCGATAAACACAACTTAACATTTGATGCAAGTTGGACCGGTCCATTTAGTAATGGCACCAAGGTGGCAACTATTGACTCCAATAAAATTAAGTACTTGGTGAGTAGACTTACATCAACCATTTCATCCCCTCCCATTACTGAAACGGTTACAGGCGAACTGGTCGTTCTATCCAAATATGGGAAGCTGGAGCTTGATGTTGGTGGTGAACATTTAAAGGCTTCCTATCCGATTGAAATGCTAGATTTAATACAAAAAAAACACAAGGTCGGACAGATTGTTTCTCTTTTAGTGGAGACTACTGAGATTCACAATGATCGCATAGGTCTGTACCGTAAAAACCATCTTGTTAAATCGGTTCTTTAATATCTCACCCGGCCACCGCGCCGGGTTTTTTATTGCCCACCCATAAAGCCATCCTCCATTCTGCCGATAACTATCCAGCCTGAAGCTGATAACAATAACTATCGCAACACTACCTGCCCGCCCGTGCGGGCTTTTTTATTGTCCTTTCCGCACTATCTCAGCTGCATCCCTGTTCACACCCTTACCTATCACGTTTCCCGTTTCCTTCCGGTACCGTTCCAGCTTGTCGATGATGTTTTGCTGGGTCATAGGTAAATCTGCCAGTGACAACTCCATGACCGCCCGCCCCATGGCGTGAACCATCATGTTCACTCTTTCTTCATCCAAGTCCATTACCCACTCCTTTTTGATGTTTTTTTCAGCATATCACTTATGCCACCAAAAAATAAATCAACATAAAAATCAACAGTAAACGATTAAATCAACAAAATAAATCCACAAGGTGTTGACCTACAAATCCACATGATGTTTAATTACTCCATCGAAACGAAACATCGACAGCTGAGCGAAGTTAGCCAGCGGCGGACAGCAAGTCGCCTGCTTTTTAACAACATGCAGATTTACAGCGTCAATGACCTGTTAAGACCCCTACACGTAAACGTGCTGTATCACCGGGTGCGATCCGGTCGGTGAGAGAGTATCCCCGCGCGAGAGCGAGAACGGCGTGAGAACGGGCAACACTGGCAGGGAGTTGGCGCTGACCAATACAGGGAATGTTATGGGATGTGGTGAAGGGTTCATGGACGGGAATATGTCGCACGTAAAGCGGCGAGGCCCGAGGAGCTATTGCCGAAGATAAGTAGGCCGAATCGGGTCGAAATGGGTCTCCCACCTACCACAGCACCAAAGCATTTCTCCCGCATCAGCGGGTAACTAAGTGGAGAGTAAGTATGCACAAGTGTCAATTCTGTGGGTACTTTCTGGCATCTGAAGAGATGCAGAGAATATCTGTAAACATGGTTGGCAGGCCTTACAACATCTGCATTCCATGCTCAGAAAAGTACAAAAAGAAAGGCCTGTGGGATTCGGCAAAAAACGATATCGACTGGAAAGCACTTCCATGCGTCGATGAGACATAACCGCATCAGCGGGTAACGACAGAGGGTAAGGGGATGATCGACGACATCAAGCGCATCGACTCAATGATAAATGCGCTTCGCAATATGAAACAGGACATCAAGCGTCAGCAGAAACTAAGTGAAATAAACAGTTTAGACCTGTCGCCGAAGCAAGCTCAAAAGCGCAATGCCGATGCTGACTGGATTGCGATGGAACAGATTAAGCGTCGGCATGAGCTGCACGCTCTGTCTGTTGAGCTTGGGTTCGCTGAGCGCCGGGAAAGTTATGCTCCATTTGAATTAACTGACGGGTGGCACCGATTCGACCACAAGCCGCGCGAACCTCAATAGCCGCCTAACCAGCGGCTTTTTCATACCTGGAGTCATTTACGAGTGGCTCAAGTTATGACAACCGGCGGCCATCCACCGCCCATTGAAACACTGAATAAATGCGTTGAAGTCTTGTATTAACCGTTCCGTTCGCCGCGATAAGGCCAAGAGGATTTATGAGTGATTTGGAGTTGGGCTTAAAGATATACGCATTATGGTTTGTCGGGACGTTTCTGCTCGGCATAGCAATCAACTCGCTGACGAAAAAAGAACATCGCCAGCCACTTTCAAAACTAGCCATTGACCATGTACGCATGTCTTCCGCAATAACCATTGTGGGCCTGATTGTGTGCGGTATGGGCTGGTTCTTATTCAAGGTGGTGTGAGATGACAGTCACCCACAACGGCAAGCAGTACACCGCCAAAAAGCTCAACGATAACGAGTGGCAGCTGACGTCGGTATCTAACCCGCGTGAAAAGCTGACGATGAACCGCTGGCATATGAAGCTGGCTGGCCTCCTGGAACAGGTTGAGGTGAAGGCATGATCAACCACTACGGCACCACCCCGCTCATTCGCCAGTGCGTCACGCCCGGCATGATGGCATTGCATGAAGGCCGCACATATCGCGTCTCAGCAGTCATTCAGGAGCGCAAATGGGTATACCTGCACACTGACGCAGAAATAATCCGACTCAGTGACTGCGTGATTGACGTCCTTCTTGACGGTCACGGCAACCCTATCCAGCACTAACCACCCTATTCAACCGATCGGCCTGGCTCAATGCGGGCGGGATCTGCACATCCAAATTTCAGGAGAAACCATGAGCGAAGTAACGGACTTAACTGTCATCGAAATCAAGCCGGAGCAGGCGCCAGTGCTTTACGTAGCCGGCGGCCTTGACGCTTATCTCGAACAGATCCGCCAGGCAGTAAACGAAGTGCCGGACCTGTCCACGAAGAAAGGCCGTGACCGTGTTGCCTCTCTGGCAGCACAGGTGTCCCGCAGCAAGACGGCAATCGAAAAGCCGGGCCGTGAATACCTGAAGCGCCTGAAAGAGGCTGTGCGCCCTGCTGAGGCCGAAATTAAGCGTTTCGTTGATGCCTGTGATGAGCTGCGCGACGCCACCCGCCGACCACTCACCGAATGGGAAGCCGAGCAGGAACGAATCCGGGTGGAAGAAGCTTGGAACGCCATGCACGAAGAAGCACTGGTGATGAACAAGATGTTCGATGACCAGCGCGCCGCGCAGATCGAAGCAGACCACGAAATGGCTCTGCTGATGAATGACAAGTTTGACCGTGACCGCGAAGAGCAGCGCCGCCAGGCGGAACAGGCACAGCGTGAACACGAAGAGCGCATTAAGCACGAAGCGGCAGAACAAGCCCGCCGCGATGCCGAAGCGAAGCACAAAGCAGAGATAGAAGCTGCAGCGCGCCGTGAAGCTGAAGAGAAAGCACGTGCAGAAGCTGCGGAACGCCTACGCATTGAAACGGAGCAGCGTGCGGCGCGTGAGAAGCAGGAAGCGGAAGCCCGGGCGGAACGCGAAAAAGCCGCGGCGGTTGAAGCCGAGCGCCTGAAGGCAAAACAGGCCGAAGATGCTCGCCTGGCCGAAGAGAAGCGCAAAGCCGACGAGCAAGCCAAGCGCGAAGCTGACGTGAAGCATCGCAAGACGGTCGGCACCAACATCGTTAACGCGCTCACCAGCCACACCAGCTTAACCCGCGAACAGGCTATCGAAGTGCTCACCGCACTGAAAGATGACCTGATCCCCTGCGCGAAAATTCATTACTGAGGCAGCCATGAACGCATACCTCACTTACGACCGCATCGAAGATCGGCGGTGGGTTGAGCAGCAGCTCACCGACGAGAAAGAGAAGTGGATCGACGACCGGGCGAAAGAGTTGATCGCCATGTTCCCTGCGAAACCTCTGGAAATGAGCAGCTTGTTCCTGCCCCAGGAAGCCCAGTTTGCGCTTATCGGAGAAAAGGCCGAAGAGGCATACAACGAATACATTTCGGCCTGCGCATATGCCCGCGCCGAAGAAGAATGGCAGCGTCAAGCGCCCTGCCCGTTCTAAGGAGTGATCATGAGCTTAACCCTTGTTGATTTCGTCAAACAACAGGAGCCGCTTTTCATTAAGGCGGCCACTGACGAGCGGATGGTGTGGGCGAAGGAAAGTCAGTTCGCCATCCAGCTATTTCAGAACAACGACTACCTCGCGAAAGTCGCTTTCCAGAACCAGACCAGCACACAGAACGCAATCATCAACGTTGCGGCTATCGGTATTTCGCTAAACCCAGCTCAGAAGCTGGCTTACCTGGTTCCGCGTAAAGGGGCTATTTGCCTAGACATCAGTTACATGGGCCTGATGCACATCGCGCAGCAGTCTGGCGCCATTAAGTGGTGCCAGTCGGCTATTGTTCGAAGAAACGACCAGTTCCGCCGCGAGGGGCTCGATAAGCCGCCAATCCACATCTACAACGACTTCGATACTGAAGAGCAGCGCGGGGACATCGTAGGCGCGTATGTAACGGTAAAAACTGACGATGGTGATTACCTCACCCATACGATGCGCATCGATGCCATCTACTCCATCCGTGACCGGTCTGAAGCATGGAAGAAGTACAAATCTGACAACAGCAAGAAGTGTCCATGGGTCACCGATGAAGAGCAGATGATCCTAAAGACGGTCGTGAAGCAGGCAGCAAAATACTGGCCTCGACGTGAGCGCCTGGATGCCGCCATCGACCATGTTAATACCGAGGGTGAGGAAGGTATCAACTTTACAGCAGAGCGTCAGCCTGAGCGCGATATAACGCTGCTTAGCGAAGCCACGCAGAAAGAGATAAACGACCTCCTTGTCTCTTTGGATAAGACATGGGATGCCGATCTTCTCCCTCTCTGTTCACGCATTTTCAAACGCCCTATCTCGCAGCCAGCCGACCTAACAGAAATGGAAGGTGTTAAGGCTCTCGGGTTCCTCAGGCAAAAGGCGGCAGCATGACACCAGAAATTATCCTGGCCCGGACCGGTATCGACGTAACTACTATCCAGCAAGGCGACGAGGCATGGCACCGGCTGCGCCTCGGCGTTATCACCGCCTCTGAAGTGCACAACGTCATCGCCAAGCCAAGATCGGGAAAGAAGTGGACAGACATGAAAATGTCCTACTTCCACACGCTGCTCGCCGAGGTATGCACAGGCGTCGCGCCAGAGGTTAACGCCAAGGCGCTGGCCTGGGGCAAGCAGTATGAAGAAGACGCCCGTGCTCTCTTCGAGTTCACAACGAACGTAAAAGTCACGGAGTCTCCGATCCTGTTCCGTGACGAGAGCATGCGCACTGCGTGCTCTCCTGACGGCCTTTGTAGTAACGATTTCGGCCTTGAACTGAAATGCCCATTCACCTCCCGAGACTTTATGAAATTCCGCCTTGGCGGTTTTGAAGCCATCAAGTCTGCGTACATGGCCCAGGTGCAGTACAGCATGTGGGTGACCGGAAAAGACGCCTGGTTCTTTGCCAACTACGACCCGCGCATGAAGCGCGAAGGAATTCACCACATCGTCGTTGAGCGGGATCCGCAATACATGTCCGAGTTCAACGAAATGGTGCCGGAGTTCATTGAGAAGATGGACGAGGCGCTGGCGGAGATCGGATTCACGTTCGGGGAGCAGTGGAAATGAAACGCACACCCTTTTACCGCAGGCCCGGGAGAACCGGGCAATTCTCCGGCCTCCGTGAGCGCGTTATCTGGATGATCCAGACGCGCGGCCGCCCGGTAACCGGCAGCGAAATTGCCGAGAAGTTTGGCGTAACGCTCATTGAGTTTAACCGGGTGGCCAACGGCATTACCCGCGGCGCCGGACAAATAGCGCAGATTGTCGCGTCGGAAAAATGGCTCAACGAGGACGGCATCTGCGACCGGACTTTCGACTTGGTAACGAAGCCAAAGGTCGTAACGCCACAGGGTAAATCGCGGCTGTTCACCCGGCGCGCCATAAAGCAATCGCAAGAAGGAAGGCGGCAGGAGTGCATTGATCGTGCCGCCCGCCGTCGCCGCCTGATTGCTCAGGGCCTCTACATCGACGAAATGGAGTCCATCCTATGACTCACGCTCACGACGACATCAGGGTTGGCACACTGTGCCTTCCCTGGCTCAAAGAGAAAAACGGATGGTTGCTGCCGTGGGGTGATGTCGTTACCAACCCACTGAAGGCGCAACGACTGGCTGAAGAACTTAACGAAAAGCAGGTGGCAGCATGAATTACGGATTTGTAAGTGTTTGCGTTGAGCAATTCAATGAAGCGGTTAAGCTGCCACCCGCACACAATCCAGCATCACGAATTTGGCAGCGCCCGTTCCTTAAATGGGCTGGCGGCAAATATTCGCTGCTGCCGGAACTGGATCGCCTGATCCCCGCAGGGAAACGCCTTATTGAGCCTTTTGTGGGTGGCGGCTCGGTGTTCCTTAACTCAGACAAGCACGAACGCTTTCTTCTGGCTGACGTCAACGCTGACCTGATTAACCTGTATCAGATGCTGGCGGTGGTCCCCGACTCGGTGATCTATGAGGCAATGAAGGCATTCAGGCATCTGAATGATGCCGAAAACTACACGGTAATTCGTGAAGCATTCAACGCGCAGCGGCTGGATGCGGTCGAGCGCGCAGCAGCGTTCCTTTACCTCAACCGGCACTGCTTCAACGGGCTGATCCGTTATAACCTGGACGGTTTTTTTAACGTCGGCTTTGGGAAATATAAAGCGCCATATTTCCCGGAAGAAGAGATCAGGGCATTTAAGCGGAAGGCTCACGCATGCGTATTCATGAATGCAGGCTTCAGGCGCACGCTCGCGCTGGCAGGTGATGGTGACGTCGTTTACTGCGATCCGCCTTATGAACCGCTGCCCGGCACCGCTGGTTTCACTAACTACGCGGCTGGTGGGTTCTCATGGGATAGCCAGGTAGAGCTTGCGGAAAGCTGTGTGGCAGCCCACCAGCGAGGTGCAAAAGTGGTGATCAGCAATTCTACCGCTCCGCGCGTAATTGAACTTTACGAACAGCACGGCTTCACGCTGCACCGCGTCAATGCTCGCCGGGCTATATCCTGCAAAGGCAGCACCCGCGAAACAGCGAGTGATGTCGTAGCCACTTTGGGGGTGCAGTGATGATGAAGCTGATTAATCGCAGTAAGCAATCACCTATTGGTCGCCGCGCTTGCGATGTTGCGCTGGCGGCTCACTTGCAAACATATGGCGACTATGGGCGAAGCAAGATGAAAGAGACTTATACGGTGAAGGTTGAAGGCGTGAAAGTCTGGGTGGAGGTGGTGAACCGAAAGGCGAGCTACGTGGCCACAGCGATGACCGGCATGCGCCGTCTCCGCTCCCTGCCCTGGCAGGTTGGTTGAAAAAGATTTTGAATGGCCCGAACGGGCAACTGGAGAGAGCTATGGATGATATTTTGGTAACGTCAGACCTGACCAGTCGCTACAAAATTTCACGCAAAACCCTTTGGTCATGGCAAAGTGCAGACACAATGCCTCGGGGCTTCGTATGCCCGTTCCCACCCCCTGACTGGCCCGGCAACCCTAACCGCTGGCGCTCTGAGTCAATCAAAGAGTGGGAGGATAAAAAGAAGATAAATTAACTGAAGGGCTCTCCGATGATCTCTTCAAGATGGCTCTGCCAAACGCGGAGCCAGTGTTTCTGATCATCGATATAGTCATGAAGGTTGTAATGCGCCATAACCCCCACCATCTGATGCCCGAGCAGCTTTTCAATTACGTGCGGCGGGCAACCTAACTCAGAGAGATTTGTGGCTATCGTCCGCCTCATATCATGAAGCGACCACTCTGCCATACCTGTTCCATTCCAAATAGAACGGGCGTAATTGGATGCCACAGGTGAATGAACGGGCGAATCTTTGATCCCGCCATCAATTTTACGTTGTGAAGTCACCAGGTGATTGGTGTTTATTTTCTTGAGGTGATTTCTGACCAGGTTAACGGCGGCGTCTGAGAGTCCCCTTCTAATATGTACCCGAGTTTTATAACTGCCCGCAGGCACGACCCACTCATTATCATCCAATCGAAACCATGATCTCTCACTAAGTCGAATCTCAGCCGTACGGCATCCGGTAAGCATAATAAATTTCACCAGGAAAACGGACTCTATCGACATATGGCTTTTCAACCACTGATAGATTTTGCGCAGATCGTCATCGTCCATCCTGCGAGTTCTCTTTTTAGGCTTTTGCCCGACATCAGATGGCAGTAATCCCTCGAGTGGGTTTGAGGCGATCACACTTCTGTTAACGCAGAACCTAAACGCCCGTTTGCACAGCGAAAGCATGTAATGAGCCATCACCCTGCTTTCTATAGAATCGAAGACGTTGATCCAGTGCATTTTCGCTGTGTTATCGACTTTGACATTCTTCATCGGTTCGGCGATATGTTTCTCAAACACCTGGCGATAGTAATCGACTTTAACTAGCCCGTTAGCGATACAGTGCCTTTCAATCCAGTAATTGAACGCTTCGGCAACGGACATCGCTTCCTGTCGGGTCTGCTTATCCAGCTTCACCTGCTCTCGCGGATCCAGACCCTCAGTTAACCAGTTTCTGAATTGTTGGCGACGCTCTCTTGCCTGGGTGATACTCATTGCAGGATAATCACCAACATTGAGTTTTACCGCTTTACCGGCCCAGCGATACCGATAGAAAAATGATATTTTTCCGGCCTGGCTGATTCTGGCGTTGAGCCCGTGCGAATCAGAAATAATCTCGATATCATCTCTTTTCTTGCCGAGCGCCTTCCTGAGCTTTGTGTCGGTGATCAT